ACCGGCGGCGGCGGCTTGACCAATTTTCAAAAGATTGGCTTGTGTTTCACGACCAATATCTGAAAAACCACCAAGTCTTCCATACTGACGCTCAATTTCCTCTTGCAACATTTGTGGGCGAAATTGACTCAGTGCGGCCTGTATATTCCCACCACGCAAGCCACCAGTAGCTGATGCACGTTGCAGTAAAGCCTCTTCACCAGCTTGCACAGAGGCTTGGAAACCACCACCACTTTCAATTTGGGCAATCGCTTCTCTTTGTCTTTCAGGGCCAAGTACGCCAGCCAATGCTTGCTGTTGCTCGAATGCTTTTGGACCTGCCTCAGCATATCCTGCATATTCAGTCATTGCTGGTACGCCAATATCAACATATGGCTTCAAAAGACTTTGTAAAGCATCAAACTGCCTGCGCTGTTCTTCAATGCCCGCCTCAGCCGCTTGAGATTGAACCTCAGCCGCCTGTCCAGCAGCTTTTGCTTGCTTTGAACTGCCAATGAGTTGACTCCCGCCAACGATTAGGGCTGTGAATGGATCAGGCATCGCCAAACTCCTTTAAATAATCTTCTAGCGTTTCGCCATATAAAGCCATCACATGATGACCGTGCTTGGTAGCAAAACCAGCTCCATGCACCAGCGAGACCGCCATCAAAATCAAATCGTAATACCCAGCTCGCCACATGAACGACTTAGCATCCGCTTGTTTATTGCGCTCTGCCGTGTCCGAGGCTTGCCACTTGAGAATCATTGTCGCCAGCAAAGGCGTTAAATGGTTGCTGTTGCCGATAAAAAATGCGTTCTGGTGCATACCCACCAGCGTGTTCCAAATGGCCGCATTCAGGTCTTCTCGTGCTACTGGGTCGCCATCTGCTACGTCATCAAAGACTTGAATTGCGTCATAGACCATTACCAACCACTCAACGGCTGGTTGGGGAAGCATAAAAACCTTGGTCAGGTTCTCTCGCAGTCCATCGGTCATGCACAACTCCTATACAGGGCAGGCCGCTGGATGCCAGAACTCAGCGACTGAATTTTCGCACAAATTAACAAAAGGTCAATCCTCTTCTTCTTCATCTTCCCAAGCCTGACAAACCCGCATATCGTTGCAGATAAAGTCCAGCTTTTCGCAGTGGCCCCTGAAGCCTGCACCCTTGTCATAAGCCGCCATTGGGATGCGCTCAATCCGCACTTGGGTCATAAAGCTATTGTCGTAATACTCGCAGTTTGAGCAATGCTTGCGCCGTGCGTCTTTTTCATCGCACTGCATCGCCTCTGCCAGTCCTGCGTAGAACTCCTTATTTGCGCCAGCCTCATTGGTGGGCATTTCCGGGCCATAGTTCCAGTCAGCCACCGCAACCGCATAGTTCTTTTTGTTTTGGGTATTGGTTAAAAATTCCTCTTCCATCGGCAAGCCATTGAAGCCCCGCGGAATAACCATAAACTCTTTCATACTGTTCTCCTTAACTGATTTCTCGGCCTGATGCTCGGATGGTCAGGGATGTTGCCGCCCCTGCGATTGTGGAAATAAAACCACCAACATCTAATGCTTGACCCACCAACTCAGGGCAGGTGTAGGTCTCATCTGGCACGATGGTGCGTGTGTCGATAATCAGGTTCGATGCCCCTGCCGTGCCGCCAGTAGTTACCAAGTTGCAACTGAAAGTCACATTGTTGGCACTGGTGTTGGTCACCGTGAACTTGTCAATAATTGCTTTGACATTTGTTGCGGTGTATTGGGTGGTTTGGCTGTTCTCTGCCTGCTTTGCAGGGATAAGCACTTTTACTGTAACTGTCATTGGACACCTCCGATATTGTTGTTGACTGTCAGAATTATGGACGGAATGCCTGGATGTGGGGCAGAGGCTGCAAATGCGGCAACCTCAACGCTGAGGCTGGTGACCGAAAACATCAGCTCAACATAGTCATTTGCTTTGAGGTCAAAAAAGTAATTCAGCGAGGCAAAAATCTCAGCGTTGTTGCCCTGAACTCTGATCTGGCTTGCACTGTCTGTAACATCCACGCCGTTGAGCCTGAACCAAAAGTAAAACTCTGCCGTGCCGCCACTGGTCTTGTCCAGTTGAAACGATGTGTCAAAGTTGTAGATACCCTCGCTGTCCACAATGATGCGAGAGGTGGGCGAGCCAATGAACACGCCATTGCTCAGGTCGGTGGTGTTGAATGTGATGGCTGTGGCTGTGTTGATAACTGTCGCTGTCTGGGTGGTGGTGTCGTAAAACGACCCATATCTTGCCCGTTTGAACTCCCGTGGTGGTGGGGTCATCTGCAAACCCTCAACCGCTTTATTCAGCTTGTCCACCAGTGCCAACGCCTGATTCGCTTTGCTTTCAGCCAATGCCACAGTTACCGCAGTTTCTTGCGCCAGCAATGCAATCCTGTCTAGTGCGTCCTGCGCCTTTGCACCTAATGCCGCATCATTGACCTCAGTCTCTTGCGCTAAGGCAATGATCTGTGCTAATGCTGAATTTGCGCCAGCCGCAGCATTGTCTGCCTGATATTCAAAGTCAGTTCCTGTGATGACCTGTAATTGGTCAACCGTAGAAAATAGCAATTCAAACTGTCTGATTTGCTGTTGGTCAGTCAAAAAAGCCGAAAGTTGGTCACGGGTTAGGTTTAACCTGCGGGAGATTGGTGCGGTTGCCATCAGTACGCCAATCCTTCAATCTGCGCCTCTAAACGCACATAAGACACATGAGCGTCACTGTCCCCACGAAAACGCTGGATTCGCCAGTTCCTCATATGACCCTGCTGAAACCAAGCCAAACGCTTCTTGCGATTTCCAATCGTGCCAACAGAGATAAATTTTTCCTGCGAATATGTTTGCCCGTCTAAAGAGTAACTTGTGCTGATTTGCGGGTTCTCACCAAGCGCAATACTTCCAGTCAAGCTGACCAGTTCCATCTCGTTAAATATTGCCCCGTTGCTTTCGTTGTAAACAATCAATGTGCCAAACTCCCAACGCACTTGTTGACCCCAGTGATGGCCTATGTTCTGCACCAAGTAACCAATGCTGGCGCTTTGCGGGTCACCCACCATCCACTTGTCGTAAACCCAAACCATGTTTCTGGCTCGGTATTGTGCAAATCCAGCCAAAGTAGTGGTCAGAGTAAACCAAACCGCCGTTTCTAAGGCTTTGGAGGCCGATGCATCAAAGACTATCGTGCGGTCAGGTAGATGCACATACAGATGCTCATGATTCTTATCGTTCCTTGCCTCCAACTTAACCAAGGCCAACTGTGCCTCGGTGTACTCCAGCAATAAATTGTCGATTTCCTGTGTGCTGATTTTCTCAGTAACGGCGGCTGCGCCTACATAAATGCCTGGTGCTTCATTCCTTGCACTGCCCAAAAAAGCAATGCGGTCAATAAACACACAGCACCCTTGAGTGCCAATCACGCCTTTTTGTATCTGTGCGCCATCAATTCGTGCGAATGGAAATAACTCACCACCCACATTGTCAAACACTTCAATCGTGTTGCGGTTCAAAGCATAAATTTCATTCCGCAGCTTGAGCAAAGCCACCACTGGGTCAGGGTCAACCTCTGAACTTCCGTATTTCAGCGGATTAACTTGGGTCGGGTCAGATAACTCAGTAACTACCAAAAACTCGCCATCTGTGGTCATGAAGTATCCATCTATCCACACCACATCAAGTACCAGACCCAAGTCAGGGTCTGTCACTTGCGTCAGGGTCGAACCATTCCAGTAATACAATCGCCCACCAGATGCAATCGCCAGTTCGTCAAAGCTGTAATCAAATGTCACCAGTTGATCAGTTGGACCACCCACATCGCCCAGCACGGTTATTGCGCCTGCGCTGTTGATTTCCACTAGCTTTGTACCCATGACCCGATACAACTCACCCTGCCAGTTAATACCGCCACGATCAATGCCTGGCCCTGTGCCGTTGGACACAATGCCATCGCCCGGTCTCAGAAACCCATTGCTGATGCCTGACTGCTTTGGCACAGGCACAAGGTTGACTGGGTAACTTGTACGCAGTTCAGGAGTGCTGTCGGTGTATATGCCGTTAAGAATAGGTATTTGCATTACCATTTCACCTTATCAGCCCAATATGCGGCACTCATTTTGCCCTTGGCAATGTTTTCAGAATGGCGAGACTTGAATGATTCACGCCTTGCTTTGTCGGCTTTAGATTCACCCTCACGCCTGGGTGAGCCAGACACCCCCTGTTGTCCAAAACGAATCAGCTTGACTTCATCGCCAGCTTTTGCCACAACGACATGGCTTTTGGTTGGATGACTTGGGGTGCGCTTGGGTTTATTGAAACCCTCAACGCCAGCACGGGTTAACCTTGGGTCTTTCATCTAAACCCCTTAATTTTTTCGGCAATCTTTTTAGGTTGCTTGGCAAACTGCTTGCCTGCCTTGGTAGCCTCACGCTTTGCCCTTGTGGTTGCCGCATACTCAGCCGCTGTCAGTGACTTGATAGCCTTCTCAGGCAAGTATCTTTCGCCAGTCTCAGACGATGACTTTCCAGACTTGGTGCGCCATTTCTGCGCCCCCCAATCTTTGAGGCTTTTTTGCGTGGCCTTCATTTATAACCGCCACCTTTTTCTTTGTACTTCTTGGCCAACAGTTGGGCTTTGCGAGCCGACCATTCGCCAGCCGCAGTCCCTTGCACAGCAGAACCTTTGATTTCCTCAAAGAGACGCTTACGCATGGTTGGCTTCGTGTAGTTACCAGCCGCATTGACAGAGGACTTTGGTTTGGTTGCCATTACGCCGCCACGCCTTTAATGACTGCAAAATTAAACACTGGCTGTTCAGTTGTAGTGCCGCCAGTGGTGCGGAAAGTGATATTGAAACTTCCAGTACCCACCGCAGTAATCATCAAATCGTATAGGTCAGTGCCTGATTTTTGGTTCAAGATAATGACATCGGTTGCCGCCACAGTGCTGTTGGTCACGGTAAAAGTTGCCGCCGTTGCCGAGCCTGCCGCGCTGAATAGAGTGATTGCACCAGATGTTTTGTTAAGCGTCACGCCTGTGGTTCGGCTTGTGCCTTGGGTGACTGTGCCGCCTGCGCCTGTGGCATAACCCACGCCAGCAGTGCCAGTTGAGGCAATCACACCCGTGGCAGTCAGACTTGTACCCGTAGCCACACCGATTGCTGGTGTCACCAATGTCGGACTAGTAAATGTGCCTGTGCTAACAGTTGGATTTGTGATAGTTGGCGTTGTCAGAATTGGCGTTGTCAGGGTTGGGCTGGTTGCAAATACCAACACGCCCGTTCCTGTCTCATCGGTCATTGCCGCCCGTAGATTAGCACTCGATGGCACAGCCAAAAATGCCTGCACATTTGCACCATAAATCGCATCAGCGTTAATTTGATACCAAGAGTTTGTAGGTTGATAGAACCGAATGGCTGTGGCAGTCCCTGCGCTCAAGAATGTCACACCTCCATAAAGTGCAGATGCACCATTCAGCGCAATCGTCAGCGATGTAATCTCTTGGGTTGTGGTAATCAGCACCGTAGTGCCATCAGGCACACCAGTGTTCAGCGGCAGAGTAATAGTGCCTGTTGCCAGCGTTCCAGCGGGTTGCAACAGCATCCATTGGTCTTGGCTGATTGGGGTTGGCACGGTGATGTTGAACCCAGAGCCAGGCACATACAGATTCACTGACAGAGTTGGCGATGCAAAACTTTGTTGGAAAAACGTCAATAAGCTGCCAATAGAGGTGCGTCTTGCATCGCCATTGTTGGGCGAGTAAACGGGTAACTGGTCTCCGCTTGAAACAGTGCTGAGTACGGGTAACTGATTGATTTGTGGCATGACTGTCCTTAATAGTATTCGAGAGGCCCATCAGGGCCAGCAGTGACTGGATTGGCTGGTGGTCTGATAAACGGGTTATCGTAGACCCTCCAAGGCTTGTTGCCAGCACCAGCAGGCATCGTTGCAGGCAGTTGCTGTTCAAGCGGGAATGTGGCTCTTTGCAACAGGATGTCGTAACCCTGCTTTGCCGTGGTCTTGGTCTCAATCATCACGGTCTTGCCATAACTTGGGGCAAGCCTGATGCCGAGACTGCAAATAATGGCTTCATAAGCCGAATCAGGCACAAGGGTTTCCTCGTCCAAGTCGCTGTCCTGTGGGCTGGATGGCAAAGGGTAACCCAAGCGGATGCCCTTGGCGTTCCAGTCTGCCATCATTGCATCAAGGCGGCGCAGGGCAGATTCCAACTGCTCTGGTTGCAAGTCAAAGACGTAAGACGCAAGCCCGATTTCCTCAAAGGCGGCACTTACAAACTGTCGTTTTGTGTAGCCCATGCTGATTCCTCAATGTGTTTCAGAAGTGTCGCATCTGACCAGCGTTTGTCAACCTTCAAACCCATCAACTCTGCCTGTTGCAACATTTCCTCACGGGTCGGTGCGGTGTCCTCAACAGAAGTTTCCTCAATAGGGGTTTCAATAACTTCAGGCGCTTCAATAACTTCAGGCACGACTCGCTTGCCAATCGGCGATGGGCGAATCTGTTTTGTTGCTTTGCGCTCTGCGGCCTGAGACTTTTTCAGCTTGCGCTTTTGCAACCGCAACTCCTTCCACGGGGAAAGAGTCTTGGTCTTGACGATTGCGGCTGACTTAATCATTTTTTCATTGGTGCTTTGCTAGGCTTGCCAGCGGCTTTTGCCGACTTGCTTGCCATGCCAAGTGCCATTGCAACGGCTTGCTTTTGGGGCTTGCCTGACTTCATTTCCATCGCAATATTCTTGCCGATGGTCTTTTTGGAATAACCTTGTTTCATTGGCATTTCGATCTCCATGTGAAACAGGCCAACATCTCTGCTGGCCTGTTAGGGTTTAGATGCGATACGCAGTGAATGTATCAGCGGCAGTCTTACGCAAACGGAACCGAGCAACAGAGCCTGTGGTAGCGCCAGTTGCAGCAGAACCAACGATGGTTGTAATGCCTGTGTTGACCGTGATGGTCAAAGCAAACGCAGCCAAAGTGATGACGCTGAAGTCAAACGAATCACCGATAGCCCACTCAGTTGCCAAGTCAAGGTTTGCACCTGTTGGCAGTTGAATATCGCGTGATGCGGTTGGGGTTGCCGTAATGATGCCAGTCAGCACATTGGCTGCTGTGGCAATCATTGAACCGCCATCTGCAATATTGGCTGGCGCACCCTGAGGTTGCCAGTTGCCATTGTTGCTGATGTCGGGTGCTACGCCCACGGAGTAGTACGCACCCGATGCACCAGCTTGAATAGTCACGCTGGTGGCATTAGTGAATGCGCTCGACACATAAGTGGTGTTCTCAACTACTTGCAACAAGTCCTGTGATTCAGGGAAATTGGGGTAACCAACTTCTTGAAACACACTTGCTGGCG